TTATCACCACTGTCTATGAGTACTTCTAATTTTTCTGGGATTTCGGTTCCATCTTTTATTTTTTCTCTAAGCTCTGCAATATGTTTAAAAGCCTCATAATACATAGCAGTTGAATCTTTTATTATACTCTTACTTTCATCTTGACCAAATTTTAATAACAGCAAATCATAATAGTAAAAATTTCTTGTTACTTTGCCTTTTTTATTAGCCATAATACATACTCTCCCTAATTCGACATTTTTCTTTATTATAGCACATGTCTTATGGGAAAACATTCCAAATATACCGAATCTATTTTGTATATTCAGTATAGAACATATGTTCTTTTTTGTCAATGTATACATGAAAAAGGCCCCTAGCTATAAGCTAAGAGCCTCTACACCCGGAAAATGTCTTGGGAGATTATAAACCGGGTTAATCGGCCGCCAAGCTGTTACACCTGGCAGCCGCAGGGGGATTACCAAATTTATACAATTTTGGATATTACAATTATATATCGGCTATATGGACTATGCAAGGACAGCGATTTGACACCACTTGTCAAGTCCCTTAATCCAGTACAATTGCATCAGCTCCGAACAAATAAATGCTTAAAATTCCTGTCAGTTCTGAAATCCACCGTCTTACTGTCCTATCCGTAGTATCAAGCCTTTCGGCAATGTCTTCCTGAGTCTGCCCGTCCAAATAGGAATACTTAAAAGCGTCATACTTCCATGGTGTCTCCCTCCTGATCATCTCCTCCTCCAGGAGTTTCAGGCACTTGTCAATATGTGCAATCATGACAATGCTCCGTAGCTTGCTTTTTATGATACTGTTTATGTAAATATCCTCTGCCGATAGCTCCTCCAGTTCTTCTCCATCGTCTACGTCCGACAGTTCCGACACGCCCTCCTGGACGCTCTGGCAAATCCGGTTATAATTCTCCATAAGCTTCTTGGCATTCTGGAATACCTTGATCTTCCTATTCTTTTTCTGAGACTTCTCAAACTCCCTCACAGCTTCAAGTGCCGCCGTTCTAACTAATAACTCCGCTGCTTCTTTTTCCAATCGATCACCTCCCTGCTGTCAATGTTTTTTTACTCTGGCCTTTCTCTGCCACAAAAGCTCTGTATATGTCATGGTTACTACCCTCTTTGAATCTTCCAAACTGACCAACTCCACGATATGAGGATATTTCCTCACTACAATAACCTTTTCTGAAGCAACCCGTGTTCCCTGTACAAAGTCCTTGCGATAATCCCTATAAACAAACTTTGCTCCGACCTTCAAAGATCGCTTAAATTCCGCCAGATCTAGTGCGGTAATATCCGCATTCACCTGCCGCTTATCCCCTACATCGTCCTCTTGTACTGCCTTGAACGTATACCGGCCCTTATAGGCTCGTCCTTCACGGGCATAATCCCTTACAAGGTGTACAGATACATGTAGCATTTCCGCCCATTCTTTTGAGGTACACACTCCTTGAAACTCC